GCAACAAGTTACTACGGCACAGTGGGCGGTATTAATTACGATGTTAGCCCATGGGCACAGTATTTCGCACCTGGTAACATTATCGGATTTGGTAGCGCTGGTACAGGACTTGGCACTATTAGTAGCGGCGGTACAGCAGTATCAGGCGGTACACAATACGGTACCCTTATCCTAACCGCAGCACAAAATGCAGCAGCAGCAGGATCAGCGCCTATCTATATCTTAGACGGCGATGGCGATGCATCAGGAACAATCGAAGTACAAGGGTTTAGATCAGCATTATCTGAAGGAACGAGTAACTATATGGGTCTTGCACGATCAACGCTCACCTGGCAACCACAAATCATGGGTACAGCAGGTAATCAGAGCTTATCTATTCCTAACATGGAACAGCTATATTATGCCGCATACCAGTATGCAGCACCAGGAGACCGATATGTCTGGTTTATGAACCGATCACTTTACACTAGATTTGGTGATTTGCTAACCTCCCTACGAAAGACGGTTAACAGAACAGAATTAGTATCAGGATGGTCTGGCTACTCATTCCAAGCAGGTATGGAAGAAGTTGCAGTTATGATGGATTACGATTGTCCAGATGGCGAAATCATGCTTATCAATCTTGACACATGGACAGTCTGCGAAATTGCACCTATGGGCTTCGTACAAGATGAGCTTCTGCGAAGAGCTGACTATATCACCTTTCAAAAAGTATTCTCATGGTATACAAACCTGGCAGATAGAGCACCCGCTGCAAATGGTCGTATGGTCAGACAGACTAGATAATACGACTGTCTCCCCTACGCCTACGAGTAGCAATGAAGCAAAAGCACTTTACATTAAAAGATTTTCATTCTGACAACTATCACTTGTATAATGAAGAGCCAGACGCTGACTTTTCACCAGAGCATAACTACGCAGTTATACAAAGTACAATTGATGAGTACGAGAAACTGAGATACGGCATAGACGATAAAGTACGCGCCGCATCAGAGGACAAGGCCGATATACTAGCAAGTTTTGCAAAGTATAAGCTAGATATAGGCGGCGAAAGACAAATAGAAGCTTTTTTAGGAAAAAAGCGCATGGATGAAATCTATACGGAAGAGTTAAAAGAAAAAATACGATTGCTTGAAATGACCAAAAAGTTAGAGCGAGCAAAGGGAAAGACAAGGAGTAACTAATTATGAGCGGACTAGGAGAAGCATACGGAGCAGGACAATTTGGAGCAATAGAATCAGGAGTTTCTGTGCAGCAAAAAGAGGTAGATCAGTACGTTGACTTACAGGTAAATAACCCCACAACAAATACTGCATGGTTTTCAGCAGGCACCTCTACGGGTACAACGGTACAAGCAATGGTTGTCACAAACGTCCTTGCGGACTGGCCACGAAATGCTGCTTATGCATTCACTGGTGGCACCTCAGGGGGAACTATAACCGCAAACTGGATTGACCAATTTGGTGTCCCTGTTATAGAAACTGTATCTTTAGGCTCAGTAGCGGGAGGCGGAACAACGTACGGCACAGCAATTGTCGCTAAGTTTGTATCCGGCACAGTATTTCCTAATACAAGCACCACAGGAACGTATACACTCGGCTTTGGTACCCTTGCAAATGGTTCAGCACAATCAAACTGGTTTGGATTATTAACAAAAATTGCAGGAACCTCAGACGTAAAAAATATCGGATGGTGCAACAATGGTACCCAAGTAGCACTAAATAAGGGTACTGCTATCGGAACACTTGTTAATACGACAACGCACTCTTTCCAGGGTACATCAGGAGTTGCTATTACGGATAGATACAATGTTATATTAAAGCCTACCTACGACAATACCTACAAGGGCACCATGTCTGGTCTTTAGTCCTTGACAACCCCCCGGTTTATCCATTACTATTATCCCATGCTGCACCCTTATATTGATGACCCAGAAGAATAGTACACCTCTACAAGCATTTTTCTTTCGCGACTTCCCCAACACCTATATTCCTGATATTTTAGAGGAAATTTACCTTAAAAAGGTGTATAACCCTTTCTTACTAGGGAAAAAAGACTTAATTATTGCCGACTTTGGCGGGAATATTGGCCTTGCCTCCTACTACTTTAAAGACTACGCAAAACAAGTGTATATAGTGGAACCTGCAAAACAACACCAGGAAACGATTAAGACCATGCTCGACTACAATAAGATAACAAACGTTACACTATGCCCCTATGCTATTAGTAATAAGAACGGCACAACAAAGTTTTACCATACCTCTAACACCACCTCGTTTACCCTAAGCGACCTAACCCCGGAAAAAAAAGATTATGAAGAGGTAGAAACGGTTACTATTGATGAGTTTATGAAACGAAATAAACTAGAGTATTTAGATTTTCTTAAGCTAGACGTAGAGGGAGAAGAGGGGAAAGTTATTACCTCAGATGGTTTTAGAAAGTATGCCGATAAAATTAAAGTAATTGTTGGAGAATACCACGCATGGACAAGCATGGAAAAAAATCAGTTTGCTACTACATTTGCCGATTTAGGGTTTGATTTTCGATGGTATTTTAATACAAAAGCAAGTGTATTTAGTGCAGTAAGAATTTAATATGATTGAACCTATTTTAGACAATTTATTACTTGAATCTATTGAAACAAAGGCAAACGAATCTGGCATTATTCGCCCAGAGACTGCTAAGGAAAAACCAGAGATAGGACTATTATTAGCACATGGGCCTAAGTGTGAAGTAAGCTATTCAACGAAAGGAAAAGTAGTCTATAAGAAATGGGCAGCTAATGAAATCAAATATGAGGGGAAAACATATATTTTAGTAGCTGAAAAAGATGTATTAGGGGTGATTAAATAATATGGCTAAGAAGAAAATACTATACGGAAAGAGGGCGCGACTTGCTCTAAAATCAGGCGTTGACCAGCTTGCAAACGCTGTTGTTACAACGCTTGGCCCTAAGGGTAGAAATGTCGCTATAGATAGAGAATGGGCCTCTCCTTCTGTTATCCATGACGGTGTTACTGTAGCAAAAGAGGTTGACTTACCAGATGAGTTTGAAAATATGGGCGCACAAATGGTCAAAGAGGCAGCTTCAAAGACAAACGACAAGGCAGGAGATGGAACGACTACAGCTACCCTTCTGACCCAAATAATCGTTGATAGAGGTTTTAAAGAGCTTGATAAGGTAGGTACATCTGTAAACCCTATGATTATGAATAAAGGCATGGAGCAAGCACTAGAAAAAGTAGTGGAAGAAATTAAGTCAAAGGCAAAGGTAGTAAAGGGGAAAGATATTGAAAAAGTAGCCACTATTTCAGCACAAGATAAAGAAATAGGCAGACTAGTAGCGGAGGCAATTACAAGGGTAGGCAAAGACGGCGTAGTTACGGCAGAAGAGGGAGCAAGTACAGAAATGTCTGTTATTTATAGAGAAGGTATGGAGTTTGAGAAAGGGTATCTATCAAACTACTTTGTTACCGATAAAGACAAGATGGAGTGCGAATTAGTAAATCCCGCCATCCTTATTACAGATGCAAAAATGACAGATATTGAAAAGCTAGAAAAGATTTTAGAAATACCCCTTAAGGCGGGTAATAAAAATATTGTCATTATTTGTGATGATATGGATCAAGAAAATCTAGCCATGCTTGTCGTAAATCAACTAAGAAAAGTATTCAACGTACTAGCAGTTAAGGCACCGGGGTTTGGCGATAGAAAGCGGGATATGCTTGAGGATATTGCTATTTTAACAGGCGGTACGCTTATATCAGAAAGTCTTGGACGAAGTCTTGACACACTTACCTACGAAGACTTTGGCACAGCAGATTCTGTATGGGCTGATAAAGAGAACACCCGAATTATAGGGGGTAAGGGGGATAAAACTGCTATTGCTGACCGCGTAGAAGAGCTTAGGACAATTGTTTCGCATACAACCGCAGACTTTGACCTTGAGAAGGTACAGGAGCGTCTAGCCAAGCTCTCAAGCGGTGTAGCAGCTATTAGTGTTGCTGCAAATAGCGAGGTTGAGATGAAAGAGAAGAAAGAGCGCGTCATTGATGCGATTGCCGCAACAAAAGCAGCACTCGATGAGGGGATAGTGCCAGGGGGTGGCGTGACCCTATTTCGAGCAGCAGATATTATAGACAAAATGAAATTTGAGACAGAGGATGAAAAGATAGGCGCTAAAATTCTTTCTGCAGCACTGCGTGAGCCATTACTACAAATTGCCGAAAATGCAGGTCTTGACCCGAAAGCAGTATTTGCACGCGTGTCAAAGGAGACAGGGGATTATGGTCTAAACGTATTAAATCTTGCCTATGGCTCTATGCTTGAGCAAGAAATAGTAGACCCTGCCAAGGTTACTCGCCTTGCTGTTGAAAACGCGGTAAGCGTAGGCATGATGATTTTAACCACAGAGTGTTTAATGAGTAATATTCATGAGAAACAGGAGGATAAGTATGCTAGATAAATCAAAAGAACTGAAAAATAAAAAACCTATTGTTGTCTTTTGTATTGCAACTAAAAACCACTTGCCGTATGCAACAACAATGATTAAGTCTCTTCGAAAATTTCATGACTGGCCTATTGTGTTAGTTACCGATGAGATAGATACAGACAAGCTGCCTAAAGACGTTATTGTACGCGATATTACCCCATATCTAGCTGACAAAATGTTTTTTTATAGAGCGACCCCTATTATTGCCGAGACTTTACTTGATGAGTACGAGTGTGTGTTAAAAATAGACTCAGATAGTCTTATCTTAGGCGACTTATCCCTTATTGTAGAAACAAAAGATTATGACGTGGCAACGGTTATTAACTGGAATCGGTTCGATGAAAAGTTTTATCCGTTAGTCCAAGGGTGGGGTATTTTCCCTGCTGAATACTTTAACTGTGGCTTTGTCGCAATGCGAAGTAAGAAGTTTGCCCATGAGTGGCGTATGTCTTGCTATACTAACCAATTTGATAGATTGCAGTTTAAGGAGCAGGACTTACTTAATGCTATGTGTTATTTTGGTAACTGGAACGTGCGATGCCTTGATATTGGTAACCCTGAGTTAGAGTTAAATAGTTTCTGGGGCATTATAGGAAAGGGAGAATGGAATAGGGCTATTGTAAAAGACGGTAAGATTATCGTGCCTAAAGGATTTGGCAATACACCATTTCCCCCTACTGATATCGAAATAAAAGTAGCCCACTTAGGTGGCGGGTCAGAGGCTAAAAAAGACAACTGGAATGCTTTTTTCTCCCCTGAGGCAATGGCACGAATACAGGAGATCGTACAATGAAAAAATATACACTAGAAGTATTTATAGATGAGAAAGCAGGGATTGTTAGCCATGAAACAGCGGATGCGCTTAATGCTCTTGATGCACGTCTTATTATGTCAGTACTAGATGAGCATAAGCATAATTTACTAGGCTATATTATGTCATCCACGCAAACAAAAGATATTGAAAAGAAAGGCAAAAAAGTAGAATAATGAATTTACTTGATAAAGCGTTAGGGTTTGCTATGCAGAAGCATAAGGGACAAAGAGATGATGAGGGGCTAGATGCTATTTTACATCCTGAACAAACGGCGGCCATATTACAAAAAGTGACAGGAGATGAACACATTATTGCGGCAGCGTATTTACACGATACCTTGGAGGATACCGATACAACATATAAAGAATTGGTGCATGAGTTTGGCACTGATATTGCAGACCTTGTTAATGAGGTGACCCATGAAGGAAAAAAAGATGAGCATGGCTATTTCTTCCCACGTTTACATACACAACGAGGTATTATGCTTAAATTTGCCGATAGATTAAGTAATTTATCACGTATGGGTGCATGGGATGAGAAACGAAAGGAGCAATACTTACATAAAAGTAAGTTTTGGTTAGATAAATAGTATGGAAAACAAACGAAAATTACGCGTGCTATGGCAATCAAACGCCCCATGGAGTCCTAGCGGATACTCACAGCAGACCGTAGACCTAAAGCGGTTATTTCTAGCAAACGGCTGGGATGGCAGTAATTTTGGCATGATAAACATGTTTGGACAAAACGGCGGTAAATTTTATGATGCTGACGATATTCTTAACTATCCTTCTATAGACCACGTTATGGGATCAGATGCGATGATCCACCATGGCAACGACTTTAAAGCTGATATTATTATTAGCTTACAAGACGTATGGCCACTTAATCCTGCCGACTTACAACAAGTGCCTCGTTTTATCCCCTGGGTACCTGTTGATTATGACCCTGTCCCTAAGCCGTTACTTAACAACCTTCGTTTTGCTAATAGAATTATCTCTATGAGTAAGTTTGGCGAGAAGCAATTGCAAGACAATGGATTTGCTTCTACATATATACCCCACGGCGTAGACACAAATGTCTTTTACCCTATGGATAAGAAGAAAAGAAAAATAGAGCTAGGACTTGATCCTAATATGTTTGTCTTTGGTATGGTGAGTGCAAACAAAGAACAGTTTAATCCAAGAAAAAGTTTTCAACAGGTACTAGAGGCATTTGCCCTCTTTTTACAAAAAAAGCCTAATTCACTCCTGTATATTCATACAGACCCTGATTTTCCAGGGGGTTTTCCTTTAAAGCAATTAGCTGAATTTTTAGGAATATCAAATCATATCGCTTTCCCTGAACGATATAAACAAAAATACAATACTACAAAAGAGGATATGAACTTAATTTATAATACGTTTGATTGTCTTTTATCCCCCTCCTCATCAGAAGGGTTTTGTATTCCTGTTATTGAAGCACAAGCGTGTGGCGTGCCTGTTATTGTCAACGACTGGACAAGTATGCCCGAGCTTATTATTGAGGGAGAAACAGGGTATAAGGTAAAAAGAGACGATAGACTGCGTATTTATTACCCGATAGGCTCGTATCTTCTTTTCCCAGATTATGTCGACTTATACGAAAAAATGCTTAAAATTAACGGCATGTTTACTGAGAAAATGGGACAGGCAGCACGAAAATGGGCAGTATCACAATATGACCAGACAATGCTTTTCCAAACAAAGTGGCTTCCTTTCTTAGAAAATATCGAACGGGAGATATATGGAGTAGAGAATATGACCGCACGGATTATTAAGCCAGAGCAGAAGCTAAAAAAGCAACCTAAGATTATTACACCTAAGCCAATAGTTGACAAACCTACTACAACTGCATAGTATAAAGATATGGCTAATGTAGACCCTTCAGGACTAGTCGCATATGCGGTAGACCCTGGAGTATATAAATATACACATATTGGCACCGCTGCTGGAACTACTCTTATTTCCCCATGGCCAGCTCTTATCGGGTATATACAATTAAATAATATAGCTATCGGTACGCTCGTTGTATTTGATACAAACGGGACAGCAGGTACAGCAGCAGGAAACGTAATAGGCTCAATTGCTATTACATCAGTTTCAGGAAGTGCGCCCCTTGCTCCCCAATTATTCCCTCATCTTGCAACAAAAACAGGACTCGTTATTACTCAAACAGCAAACTTAGATTTAACTGTAGCAGCTCTTCCTTAATATGCTATGCCACTTGAAAAGTCTACCACTAAAGATGCTCTAGCTCGAAATATTGCCGAGCTTCATCGTGCAAATACCTCAAAACCACAGGATAATAGGCGCTCAAATTCTCAAATATTAGCAATAGCCTATGCAATACAGCATGAAAGTAAGAAGAAAAAATAATGCAAGATGCAACAAAACCATCATTCATATTATCAACAAATAGCAGCATAGATTTAAAAATATCTACCGCAGAGGCTATACCGACATTGTCTTTGTCAAGTCAACCCTCTCCGCGTATTGATAGCATTTCAGATATTGCCATGCCGGCACCGACTCCTCCTCCACCTACGCCTGGAACGCAAACAAACTTTAGTGTTGGATGGTGGCTGTATACCAATAATTCCCCCTATGTTCCTCCACCTCCTCCTGCCCCCACAAATTTTGGCGAAGGATGGTTCATGTATCAAAACGCAAATTAATAACTTGCAAAACGGTATTAATTGGTATAGGCTAAATATACTATGGCTTTAAATGCATTTTTAAGTAATCAAGGAACCCAAACAAGTCTTCTTACCGATAATACCGGTGGCACTGCGGGTACGCTTATCCCTGTTATGAAAATAGACGTGTCTACACAGGGCACAGCGGGTACTATCTGGGGTGGCGCTGTTACAGTAAGTGCGGGTACAGTCAATGCAGGCACTATTAATGCCGGAACATTTCGAGCAGATGGGAGAACGACACAAAATATTGTTAGTTTTGGTACGCAGTATGGTACATCAGGCTCAGGAGCTGCAACAATAATAGGATCTACGTCTGTGGGATCGGGCACCTCTTTATGGGTAAACGACATTTCTATAATAAATCCTAATGGCTCAATACTTTGTGTACTTGGGTTTGGCACAGCACAACAGGGAACAAATGTTTTATTTAGAGGAATTTTAGGAACACAAACAGCAGTTGGTATAGAAAAGTCTTTTTCAAAAGCTGTTAATGCAGGTATGACAAATCAAGATTTAGTATTCTCTCTAGGAGGAGCAGGAACAGTTGATTTATCATTTAGTTACTTTATATCTGCTTAATATGATATGCCAGCAATTACAGGAACAAATCTAACACAAGGATCAGGAGGAGCAGGAACCTCTTGGACAACTGCTTCAATTACTCCTACGGCGAATAATTTAGTTTTAGTAAGTATAGAGACTGCCTCAGGTACCCCGGGGAAAATTACCAGCATCACAGGATGTGGCTTAACATGGGTCGAAGTAGGAAACCATCAATCTGCAACTAGTACAGGTGAATGGCTCACTGTATATCGGGGCATGGGTGCTTCCCCAACCACGGGAGTGTTAACGCTTAATTCAAGTGCAACGGTTACGCCTGAGTGGTCAGTCGATCAATTTGCCAACGTTAATCAATCTGGGACAAATGGTAGTGGGGCGATCGTGCAAATTGTTTTTAATGATGCAAACGGAACACAAACAGGCATTACAGCAACATTAGCAGCTTTAGCAAACGCAAACAATGCAGCGTTTGGGTTTGTTGAGTGGGGAGGGGGAACGACAGTTACTAAAGGAGGTAGTTTTACTCTCTTAGCAGCACAACAGGGTTCACAGTTTGGGTATAAAAACTCTGAATACGCCATAAATCAGACGGCTGTTAACTGGACATGGGGAAGTGGGTCGAACTGGTCCCAAGCGGTAGCGATTGAAATAGCGGCAGTGCCCTCTGGTAAAACATCTGGTACTCTTTCCATGATGGGTGTAGGAATGTAAACATTATGACAATAAACTTAACAAACGATCTAACTAAAAACCAAACAAACCAGATAACCTATGTGGCAACAGCTATTAGCGCAGGAGGCACTACTAGCCCTGTTAAAAATATTGCAGGGTTTACAAATCAATGGGCGGTACAAATAGGACAAACCGGGGAAGAAACAGCGGAAATACAGCTTATCTCAGGTGCACCAGCGGGGAGTGTTATTAATTTTGGGACAGCGCCAAGTAATACCCCGGGTACATTAAAGTTTTCTCATGCACAAGATACGCCTATTTACCAGATTCATTATGACCAGTTTATTTTAAATAGGTCAATTACCGGGACAACAAATGGCGGATCGTTTGCTGCTATTGCAACAGTAAGCATTACCCCCGACTCACTATATACACAATATAACGATACAACAGGCTCGGTAGGCTATGCTTACTATGCACAATACTATAACTCACTTACTACTGACTTATCAGGATCAAGCAGTATCTTTTTTCCTGGTGGCCCTACGTTTTACTCATTACAGAAGTTAAAACAGCGCATAAAAGACAAGCTCTATTCTGCAGGATACCTAAAATCAGATGACGTAATTACCGACTGGATTAATGAGTGCTACGAACAGATGGTTAATTCTGCAATTAAAGTTAATCAAGGGTACATGCTTGGTACCAATATGTTTGGGTTTGGTACCGCAGGGCTGGGCACTATTACAGATACTTATTTCAAACAGGCAGTAAAAGTTGAGGTTACCTATGACGGTGTAACGTATATTCCCTCACGAAAAATAGAGGTACGAAGTTATACCGAATCTGATTTTTTTGATATTAATGCCCCCCGCCATGCCTGGCTAGGGGAAACGGTGTTTGAAATATTGCCCCATAATCAAGCAGGAACCGCAAAAATAACCTACGCACAACGATTTACTCCCTTAGCAAATGATAGTGATGAACTGACACAAACATTAAAAAGCTATACAAGCGCTTTTGTTGAGTATTCGCTAGGAGTTGCGTACGGGTTAGATCAAAAAGATCAGGAGTCAGGACAACATTACCAGTTATATGGAGAAATAAAGCAAGATTTTGTTTCTGAGATTACGCCTAGAGACGAAACGGGAGCAGAGACTATTGATATTAGCGAAAGTGTTAGCGGCATGGAAGATGATATGGCCTCAGACATGGGGGACTACGTTTGGCTTCTTCCCCCAGATATGGGAAGATCAGCAATGGTAATTGACAGGCATGTTTTAAGATGTCATACTTTAATCAATGGCTCACGTTTGCATAGACTGCGGTAAAAAAGTCTCTCGTCCTTCGTATACGCGTTGTAGAAAATGTAAAGATATCTATTGGTGTGGTAAAAATAGTCCCTTTTGGAAACCAAAAAGAAAATGTATAGATTGCGGAAAAGAATTATCAAAATCTAAATATACTCGGTGTCAAAGTTGTGCTGAAAAAGGAGAATTAAATCATAGATACATAGATGGTAAAAGTAAATATGGTCAATATATAGCTATATTAAAACCTACCCATCCCAATGCTAACAAAAAGGGTAGAGTTTTAGAACATCGCTTAGTAATGGAAAAACATATAGGAAGATATTTAAAAAAAGACGAATACATAGATCATATAAATGGAAATAAATATGATAATAAAATAAAGAATTTACGCTTATGTACTCGTACTGAAAATGCTGCAAATCAAGGATTAACATCTAGAAATACATCTGGATATAGGGGTGTTACAAAAAGTAAAAGAGATAAAAAATGGAGAGCTCAAATAAAATATAAACAAAAATTAATACGCTTAGGGTGGTTTGATACAAAAGAACAGGCTGCTATAGCATATGATAAAAAGGCAAAAGAACTCTTTGGGGAATTTGCTTATAGCAATTTTCCTTTATTGTAGTGCTATACTAAAACTATATGGCCTTAGAATATTTTAATAGCAAGGGTGTCAATACATACCTTAATCCTATTAGTAGCGAGATGGACGGGCAATTAATCCACGCTGTCAATGTTGTCTCATTTCCTTACGGGGCAAAATCAAAAAGGCCAGGGTATGGGACGTTTTTGGGCACCGCAGACGGTAGCCAAATAAACTCTTTGCTTGCTTTTCCTATGCAGGACGGGACAACACTTTGGCTCTACCGCGCGTCAGGGTCAACGCTTTACTACTCGCAACAAGGGACAGGAGCGTGGGCAACCGCATCTAACGGCACAATATCTGCAGGGTCATATTTCAACGGAGCTATATTAAATAATGTGTTTATAGGAGGAGATGGTGCAGGGTCAACGAGATATACGCTTGACGGTACCACCTTTACTAATGCTACCCTTGCCCCCGTTGCCCCGTATTTTGCTCAATACCAGAATGCTATCTATGCTGCAGGTACCGCATCCACTCTTTTTAAAAGTACCGATAATGATGCAACCAACTGGAATATATCGGGCACCTCAAACTCAACCTCGTTTACCGTTCCCGATGAAGGAAAACTAGGGAGAATCTTTGTGACAGCGGATAAGCTTCTTGCTACAAAAAATAGAGGGAAAATGTTCCAGTGGGACGGCAACGCGTTATCTGATCTTTCCACACGGTATGGCCCCTCTAGTCCATGGAGTATTGCGGATATAGAGGACTATAGATTTTACGTCAACCAGTTTGGCCATTTTGGTTTTGACAGGTCAAACACTATTCAGCTTCTTAGTAATCCTGTACAACGGTATTTTTACAATAGGCAAAACACTGGGTTTCCCGGTACTATTTTTCCTTCTGCACAAGGCGTTACGCATATCTATGACTACTTTGTTGCAATGGGAAGTGTACAAGATGATTTTACTAATAGACCCGTTAACAATGCTATTCTTAACTACAATTACCAAAAAAACGAATACTTACTATGGCAGCTTAACGACTTTCCTACCGCTTTTTTGTCATATTTTGATAATGCTAATGTACGACAATTAATTTTTGGCAACAGTACGGGACAGTGTTTTAAGCTAGACCCTACCAAAACATCGGATAATGGCAACCCCATTACTACAGAAATGGTGTATCTGTTTAGCTATGACTCCCAGGGGTCTTCGTTTACCCAAACCAGCGCCTCAAGTATTTCAGGTTTAACATACGAGAAAAAATGGGACTGGATCAGGCTCTTTTTTAACCCAGGAGACGAGATTAATATACAATACGCTTTTAGTAATACCCTTACCTACCAGCACTTAAAATGGTCAGAGGCTATTAGTACGGTAAATAGGACAGGAGATTTTTACCAAGTAAGTGACGGGGTAGTTGAAATTAGATTTCCTATGATAGAAAATAATATTCCCAGATCACGATTCTTATTTTTGCGAATTTATGACAGCTCAGACAGTAGCGCGTGGACATATTACGGTGCAGAAATTGAAGCAACAGCACAAGTTATAAAATAATATGAGTTTTGACCTAAACCAATATTTACAACCAAATAACGCCCCTGTTTCAGCGCCTTTTACGGATAGTCTCTCCGCGTTTGATTTTTCGTCTAATATACAAAGAAATTCAGTAACAGCAACGAAAGTGCGTAGTGTCTATGCGGGAAATATATTGGCGGGGACAGTGCAGGTGGGTATAAATGTAGGAACGGCAAATGGAACAGCAGGGCCATATTTACAGCTTAATGGGGGAAGTACACAAATATTAGTAAATGATGGAACAAGCAATATTGTTTTACTTGGAAAACAAGTAGGAGGGTTTTAATGGGTAATTATGGGTTTAAGATTGCACAAGCGGGGTTTGATGTAGGCACAGCAAGCGATCAACACCTGGTCATGACAAGCAAGCTAAATAGTTATAAAATACAGACTAGTCTACAAGGCACAGCAGCAATTACCCTCAGCCCTAGTACGGGGGGGACAATAACCGTAATACATAATTTAGGCTATATTCCTGCATACGATGCATGGTTTTCTGATGAGACGGGGTCATGGCATACTGTTTTTGAAAACAATCAAATATTTCCGTCTGGCACTCCCACCACAAATCTTTTTGCTAATACAGGAACAGCGCAAACAGCGGGAACAGCAAATATATTTATTAATCTATTTAATAGGGGGACAGTAAGCAGAATAGGGTCAATTTATTATATTATCTTTGTAGATTCTATTACATAATATGGCAGATTACGGACTTAAAATAGCATTATCAGGAAATGATGTGGGGACAGCGGGATTACAGCAACTAGCTTTTTCAAGCCAATTTCCAATATACAAAATAGCATTATCTGGAAATATAAGTTTTACGTGTCCTGCTAGTGATGGAACAAATAAAACGACCGCTATTGGCACAGTTTCTCATAATCTTGGGTATTTTCCTGCTTTTCGTTGCTACGCGTATACAGATAGTGGTGCGACAAGAAGACAATCCCTAGACTTAAATGCAAACCCAATTTTTTTAAATTCTCGATGTACAACGACAAATTTATTAATTTACGGCTATAATTCTGGAACAGTAAATTTTACGGCAAAAGTGTTTTATTATATATACGCAGATGCAGGGGCATAATTATGGCAGATTACGGTTTAAAAATTGCACAACCTGGGTACGACGTTGCAACCGCAACAAACGGGCAGTTGGTGCTGAGTAGCGGTTTTAATACCTTAAAAAATTATTTAACAGGCGTAGTCTCTGTTACTGTACCAGGAAGCACTATTGTAGGAGCAATTATCGGAGGTACGGTTACGCATAATTTAGGGTTTGTTCCTGCTGTTTTTGTCTACCCAAACGATGGTACTATTTCCACAACAATAACTGATAATAATCCTAATTTTAACTCTACTAAACCCAATAGCACTAATTTAATTGATAATTTTAAATTTGATTATTACCTAGGAACAGGAAATTTAAAAATCTATTTACAAACAATAGATCAAGGGGGAACACCTAAAACATGGGGTACTGCAAATAACCCACAATATACGATAAACTATAAATATTATATATATACACAAAAAATAGGATGATTATCTTTTTTAACAAAACAACAGGCGAAATACTAGGCTCTATAGATGGAAGGGTACATTTTGACCATCATCTAAACGTTTCTATAGCAGCATCAGGTCACAATTCCCAAGAAGTAGAGCGTCTTATTATTGGCTGGGTAGAAGATAGTAAAGGAAATAGGTTGCCACAAAATATGCATCTATGGCAGAACCAACTAGTATGGGAAGATCCCAAGCACCCAAGAAAACCGACAAAAGAACGAGTAGTTTTCAATAAACAGGGAGATATTGTAGGGTTTGTCAATAAGTAGTATTGCTTTTTCTGTATTTTTGCTATAGTAGAGGTATAGCGGTAATGTAACACGTATGTTTAACGGTAATTATAAACAATTTGAGCTTCCCCCTGAACTATTTAACAATATAGGACAGACTACTTATAACGGTACTACGTACAACGTAAGCAATAAAGGGGATGGGACAAGAGATATTAGCCCTGTTAATGGAGGAGGCAATACCTCAAATAGTGGCTCAAACAGTACACCCTCTGATCCTCTTGCGCTTGCTGGGTCACTTCAATCAATGCAAGTACAGGCTAACCAACCTGCTATCGCTACACTTGGAAGTCAACAGTCATCCCTTAAAGATCAATATTCTAAGCTATTAGATAGTGTCTTAGGACAAGGGACGGTAGCATCAAACTACTCTATAAAAGCATCAAATAGTGCACTTGCACAACGCGGCATTACCTCAGATTCACAACTAGGAGAGCAAACAATAGCAGATAATCTATTACCCGTAACCGCACAAAACCAATCTGCAGCAGCACAAGTGGGTCAAGGATCGGCACAAGATATTAATACGCTGGCCGGAGAAATAGCAGGATTACAGGCAGGAAATGTACAAGGCGCTATAGGCGCTGCGCCTGCTATCGCAGGACTTGCCGCCCTACCTTCACAAATTGCACTTGCTGGATCACAAGCGGGGGCATCTGGCGCACAAGGGCGATATATTCCTATTCCTAATGTGGGTGTTTACGATGTACAAGCAGGCCATCTTATTGGTAATATTTCAAATAATAATTTAAGTACAGGAGGTTTCCAAATCCTTAATGTTGGACAATAACAATGCCACAAATAACATACCGCGATCCATCAGGTCAAACAGTGACGACTGACCTTAATAATGCACCTCCCCAGGTGCAGACTTTATATAGTCAAAATTACCTTCAGCCCCAAGCTAGTCTTAGCCAAACCCAAACCTCAACCGCTGCCACAGGCGCAGAAATTCCTGCTATCCAGGCAAATGCACAAAAAGCACAAATAGCAGCTAAACAGGCAGGGGCACTACAAGACCTTAAGGCTGATCTAAGTAAAAAAATGACACTAGGGTCTGCAATAAGTAAATATACAGCTTTAGGTATGAGTGCTGACGATGTGTTTAAGCAGTATTTAGCAGAAAGCCCATGGGGAATGCCTAATGAAAGCCCGCAACAATTACAAGAAAAAGGTATCACTCCTCAAGCACTCGGCGCTATAGGTACGCCAGGGTCTTTTATGGATCGCTACAATGCAAAAAATGCAATAACAGGACTCCGAGACTTACAAGATAAATTCCATCAAACTAATGCACTCTCCCAAATAGAGAACTTTTTAGGTGTCCCCATAGGAAGCGGTAATGCTGCCGCAGGCTATAATTCTGCTAGACAAATCTTTGGCGAACATCTTTCTAGTCTTATTCCTGGGGCATCAGGTGCATCAGGCTCGGTAAACGATTTACTAAATACTCTTCCACAAACAGGAGATCCGCGAGAATATAATCCCGGTAAGGCAGATGCACAATTTCAGTCTGTAGAAGACCAGTTGCTACAATCTAAAGGGTATTCACCTAAAGACTTAGGTCTTCCCGTAAATTCAGGGCAAGCACGCGTTACAGGATCAACAAAATCATCTCCCTCAAATGGGGGGGATTTGTTGTCAAGTTTATTAAGTAATGCAGGGAAGGATGTATCAGGAATGCTACAAGGAGAAGCACAAAATGAGCAAAAATATGGTTCTGGATTTGGCGGTGCTTTAGCAGCAACCGCTGCGGGTTTTCCTGGCATGTTAAAAGAGTATGGTGATCTATTATCTAATCCTATCCAGCACGCACAACAACACCCTGTTAATACAGCACTTGATGTATTAGGGCCATTACTAGGACTAAAAGCAGGCATGGCAGGATCAGGAGAAGGAGCCGTAGCTGATGCAGCAGAAACAGCAAAACCTGTCGATCCTTTCTCTAGCGCGCCAGGAAAAATACAACAGTTATTTAATCCTGCTAAAGCAAAAAATGTTATTGGTAATATTCGCGATACTATCATATCCAATGCAGACAAAGCAGGCACCACAATTAATGGCGACACATTAGCAAATGGGATTAGACAATGGGCAGAGGGAGCTAAAATGAGTAATCTACCTGACGCTGATGCAATAGAGCAGGCCGCTAAAAATGCAGAGACACAATATGCTGGAAAAACCTTTAAGCCATCAGATTTAAAAAGTATCTATGACAATATTGAAAAAGGGTATACGAAAGGTGGAGAACCTCGATCTGCGACAGCTTCATATATTGATAGAGGAGTACAGGGGGTATTATCGAATCAACTTGAACAGGCAGCGCCAGGGTTTGCAAGAACATCTGATCTTTTTAGACAAACCTTTAATGCAGAAAAAAGCCCCATTAGAACAATTGGAAAAGCCGCTGTAAAAAATGCTGCCGGATATGGTTTAGGTATTGCAGGATTTGATGCTGTTAAGCATATATTAGGACTTTAAGATGATATCCATTTTACCGCTTGAATAATTAAAACAATAAGAAACCCTACTAGTAGATACTTACCAAGAAAGAAAAGTAATATTACAAAATCAACCCCTATTGCTGTTAGTGCATTCATACTAAACTAGGTCATAGTATATCACTGTCTTTTCAAAAAGTAAATATGCTACACTTATACCATGAATCCTATTCTTGGTGCGCTGCAATCATTAGGTATTATTAAAAAACCTAAAATTATCTCTCCCTTGCCCGCATCTGATAGCCCTGGCGGCTATAATGATCCTACGCAACAAGGATTAAATGCATATTATCAAAGAGAAGGACAAGCAAATAGCATTATGCCTAAACAGGCAATGAAAAATACTACGTATACCCCCGCGCCACAAGTACCAGGGTTTGATATGTCCTCTATTGGCCAGGCAATAACCCAATTGACAGGCGTAAAACTACCTAAAGCAGAGGCAGCAGGGATGCCAAAAGATGCAACACCATACGAAACACAAGCATCGGGAATATTTAATAAATACGGTGTTCCTCCCGCTGTTGGTCTAGGTATATGGGCTATGGAGGGAAGGGGAAAGACGATAAACCCTAATAATCCATATAATATCGGTGCGTATGATAGCAATCCGCAAAATGCCAATGCGTACCAATTTAAAAACCCCTTACAGGGGACAGACGAGGCGGCTAAGTTTCTAGCAGGACAAAGTAGTTACCAAACGCCTGACGTACAAAAAGTATTCAAACAGGCACTGGCACAGTATAAGAAGTCAGGAGATCAGAATGCGTATTTAAAGACAATAGCGCCTACATACTCTACAAATCCACAATATGCTTCCACTATCCAACAAACGCCGGAATACCAACGATGGAGTTATAATCAATAAAAGCAGGTTTTAACGAAGGCTACGAGGCCAAGAAGAATACCAATAGTAATTTTTCGTTTCATTGTACTATACTAGACTAGCATACTATTATGGATAACTCAAACCCTCAATCAATAGGTGAATCGTCTATAACCCCTCAACAGCAAGGACAGGTAGCAGGGGATGTGGTATCCCCCCAGGGAAAACAGCAACTATTTACTCATCTTGCCGCTGCAACGCAACAAAAAGACTTACTAGACTTTATTTTTAAAGGCATTGCCGAGAAGGCCGGGGCTGAGTTTAGTTCGCGAGTTAAAAACCCCCAGACTGTTGTGCAAAAAATAGCACAGAAGCGGATGCAGGGGAGAGACTACGGCGTAGAAGATATTAATGACGCGTATGGCTCTCGTATTGTGGTAAAAAGTGCTAAACAGGTACCGGAAATAAAAAAGTTTGTTGAAAAAGCAGAAGAATTAGGTATTCTAAAAATAAATAAATCCGAAATGGTATCTACTGACTACCATAAGGCGTGGCATATTGATTTTAAGACAAAACAAGGAACAAGCGGCGAGCTGCAAATATTGACACCCCAGGAAGAAGCAAATAGTGTCATAAACCATGATTTACGTAGCGTATTCGGGGAAAAAATGAAAAGGCAGGTAAAACAACTGGCTAATATGCAGTCTGAAAAAGCAAAACAGTTACCAAATGATAAAGCGCATAAATTAGCACAGATGGTCTCACAATTGCATGCCAATACAAAAGGGCAACCCCTCCCGCCTCGGGTAAACGCGCAAGCGCTTGCATCAATACAGAATAACCAATAAACTATACAAAAGGAGGTGAAATATACATATGGCAAATCTTTATAAGTTAGTTGTGAAAACAAGTGCCGACAAAGAGGTTAAGGTTGTTGCTAATTCTCCGGAAGAAGCACAAGCAAAACTTACTTTAGCGGAAGGTGAAGTTGTAGCAAGTGTTGAAGATCAAGGAGAAGTTCTTGCATAATCACCTTTGGACATTTCGCAAACACGTTTTATAATACAGTCGTGATCTAAGGTTTACGGCTGTATTATTTTATTGTGGAGCAACTGCAAAAGATAGATTACTTGAGATAGATCATACTGATTTTAATCCATGTAATAATGACCCTAAAAATATTCAAGTTCTCTGCGAATGGTGCAATCGAGGTAGACTTAAGCAAATAGCTTAACTACGTCGTAAATCTATTATTGTGCGACGTAGTTAGATTGTCCTGGCAACCTAATCCCCTCACCTTGCTTTTTGTATCCAGTCTGTTAGTATAGGTATATGCCAATGCCTTTAAAAATAACCGCAGAGAACATATGCCTTTCTCCCCAAGGACAAACAGACACAGATTTTAAGCCTGGTGACTTTATCCTTACTACCAAAGACGGCCTGTATAGCTCTCTTATTCGTTTCGGCCAAGCATTCAGGTTTCGAGGCAAAGACAAACAGTTTGCTAAATATACCCATGCGGCTGTTATTATAAATCCCGAAGGAGATATTATTGAAGCGCTTTCTCAAGGCATTGTCAAGGCAAATATACAAGACTACTCTCCCCAGGAGTATCTGCATATTGCCATAAATGCATCCGATGAGGATAGGACAGAAATGATAGGCTTTGTAAAAAGCTGTATTGGTGAAACATACGGCTGGGCAACTATCGCCTCTATTGCCTTTTCTCTTTTAACAGGGCTCAAGTTTTCATTTGGGTTTGATGGTCAGGAGATTTGTAGTGGCCTTGTTGCCCGGTCTCTTGAGCGCTCTACAGCTATTTTTCCAAGAGATGCAAGTCACATCATGCCGGCCGATTTAGCAAAGTTTTATATTACGACCTTTGACTTATCGCATAATTCCGCTTAAGAAAACACCATACCCAATGGAGAATATAGGAGGCTCTGATATTCCAAAACCCTTTTTCTCTATTATGTTCCCAATAATGGCACTTACGACAATATAATCGTAAGTCCGATAACCTCTCATGCCCTACCCTCTTGTATGTTTTATGGTGTACGTCAAGATTTTTTCCTGCTCCACAACTTTGACACACTCTGTATTTTCTATGCATTTTTCTACGCGTCGATTTCCATTGCGTATTATTTACCACATAGTCTTGATATTCATACTTATTCATAAGGAAATTTTGTTGATAGTAGACGGATTACTGAGGACAACTCTTTTAAGCGCTGTGCCTTGTCGCTTGTTGGATCAATAAGCATAGAAACTTCGTGCAAATAATACTTTGATAAAACATGCAAAATATATACCACTTCCCTACTTGTCAGGTGTTTTTTTTCCATATATGCTATATATGGACTAGCTTTTTTACTGCTTTTTACTAATAACCGGCGAAAGCCGGTTGTTAGTTTCTATCTTATGTAGCATACACCTCTTGCATTTCTGAAAAAAAGAGGCAATACTAAAAGAGATGAGAACTTTTGAGCCATTATCACAAAATGATCCACAATGGGCCAGCACTCTTTTAGGGAAAAGCATTACTATTACTTTGGGTCAAGCAGGATGTCTTGTCACCTCGTATGCTGTTCTTTCTTATTATTATGGTACTCCCCTGTCCCCTTTTGACATAAATCAAAAACTAAAAGATGCAGGACTTTTTGACGGTAGTCTTATTTCTGCAGATGATGACCTGTCAAAAATTATCAATACTATTCATTATGTACAAAGTAACGATTATCCAGGCCCTGCAGACCTACAATTACTACAGGAGCTACTTGCCGACCCTATGAAGTGCGTTATTGTGGAAATAGACTTAGGCAATGCGTCTGTGCACTTTGCCCCTGTTGTTAGTTGTGATGGCACTGCTGTCACTATTATGAATGTCTGGGATGGTAAGGTTGAGGATTTAAACTCTATCTATGGCGACCCGGCTACTAAGATTTTAAAGTTTGTTGTTTATCAAGGAACCCCCGCTGCAGTCACAGCACCCGATACTATTATGGAAATTAAGCAAGGAGACTTTATAAAGCTTATGCAAAAGTCCCAGGAACTCGATACAATAGGGCTAGGAATGGGTTTTGACCAACAAACGATAGATACACTAGGTTTTAGTGAAAAGATACTAGAAAAGGTTAAGGAAGCCCAAAATAGCACCCCTGCTACCCCTGCGCCAGACCCCACTAGTAGCGAGAATAGTTCGACAGTGGCGCCCTTATCAACACCACAAACTAACCTCTTGCTAAAGTTTTTGGCTATGGTAGGATTAAAGATAGGAGCATAAATATATGGATACAGCGTTATCACCAATTGTTACAGTTATACTAAACCTCGTAGCAGGCGTACTAGTCTCTAAAGGGATCATAGATAGCCATAGTGCTGCTGCCTTTGTCCAGTTAGCAAATAACATCTTAGCTGCCCTCATTACCATAGGACTTGGCGTATACTCTATTTATAAAACGGTAGAGATGTATAAACATAAAATATCCGTTGCTTCCCAGACAACAACTAGCACTACTAGTACCCCAGCGATAGCAATGACCGTTGCTACCACCCCAGGGCCAACAACTACCATAAGCTCTCAGACCGGACTCCCTCTTGCTAAGTAATGCCTCTAATTGGGTATATTTTGTATACATCTACAATTACCACTATCGGGTATTGAGTAAATAAAAATCACTATTGACTGTCATAAATTTCGGTGGTATATTTTATATACGTCAAGCGCAATATGCTTGCAGTCCTACGGTAAAGGGGACTTAAAATAGGTAGATGTACATAAAACTCGTTGAGTGTTGGTAGGGGCAACTTTACCAAGTATGTGCATCTACACATCCTTACCAGCACTGAGCGAGTTTTTTTATGACTAAAATGGTAAAGGAGGTGATAATATGACAAACTATGTGTATGTGAAAAGTTACACTTCACAAAAAACGATTATATTAAGAATAGTAGATGCATTGATACAATCGCTTTTATTACTAGCAACTTTCGTTATGATTAGTGGATTTTTATACATGATTCATTAACCATAAATTGTGTTCAATAATAAGCTTATGGTAGATCAGTACGTGCTATTTTATATAGCCATAGTGGTAACAGTTCTTGCTCTTATACGGGTAAGAGAATGGCTGGAGAAGATATAAATATATGAATCGTGAAAAGAGGCATTTACACAACAAAGAACTTAAAGAGCAAGTTAATGCCGCAGTTTGGTATTGGAATATAAAATATTATGGAAGACCTATTATTAGAAAAGCTGAAGTAGTTGAGATAGACAAACAAAAAGCTACGCGATAACGTAGCTTAATTGCGTTCGGATAAACCGACCATACAGTTCGGAAAACTGTATACATTTTATCCCCTTAACGCCTCGTTTGTCAAATCACAGTAACGTAATCCTTGTGTAATAGTATGGTAACAACTAGAGAAACGATTATCTACTTGCCGTAGAGCAAGCCGTCACCGAGCGAGAGCTGCACCGGCGGAGTCCTCAAGACTATAAATTGAGAGGTGCAATAAAGGGGATGCCTGCGGTATGGTTGACAAAATACCGCCTCTATACGTGAGATGGTTTGTCTCTGACCGCCCGCCTTTGCGGAACTCGATAACAAGAAAAGACGCAAAGCTGAGAGACTACGACGAGCGCCGGGAAAAAACGGACAAACGACGTTTACAGAAATATTGGCTTACTACCCAATATAGCGTTAGCTGTGCCGTGAGTATAGAGCTTGACCATTTTTTAGCACACCGCTATACTATACATAGTCTCCTGGGTTTCTTTAATTAGAGTACGCGGGTTTCTACAATAAAACTTATCCGTTATGGATACAATAAAATAAACGCCACCCATAAAACTTCTCCTGAGAGGTACGGTGGCGTTTTTCATGGAAATCTATTATAGTAATTATGGCTTGGGCAAAAAGCTAACATCATATGTTTAAACGCACTTTCGGGAGAGGGTGCGTTTTTTTATGGGAAATCGGCCAGCAAAATAAATATAGGACTAATTTATGGCTAAAGTTACCCCTTGACAGATTGTATACATTGCTATACAATAAGTACATAAACGCATGACAGATAGCAACATTTTAACTCGAAGACAATTAGCGGAAAACCTAGGCGTACATCCTATTACTATAAAGCGATGGGAAAAAGAAGGCTTGCCGGTAATGAGTGTTAGTACAAAAACAAAACGATATAACTATAACGATGTATTGCAATGGATGGACGAAAGGGTGGTCATAAAATGAAAAACATTACCCGCGCTATGCAAATAGAAAAACTCATACAACTTGAAGATAAGGCAATAAAAATAGTAAATGAACAGATAGAAATAATGCAGCAAATGCAGAAAGCACGAGAGGACTTGATAGAGTTACGAACAAATAACCTATATGGAAAACATGCTTAATATAATAGATCAGGTAATAGTAGATGATGAGATGGCAACACAAGATTATGACGATGCGATGATTTTATTAGAAGAAGAAACAGAACGAATACCGGCAGACCTTAGAGAAAAAGTAATGAACGGAGAATACCTATGAAACCAAAAACACTAGCACAAATAGAAGAACAACGCCCAGCACCTATTCAGGACGAAGCAACCGCTTTAATAGCTCAGGCAATAGATAAAAACGTCTCAGTTGACGTGATGGAACGCCTACTTGTTATTAGACGAGAACTAAAGCAGGAGAGGGCAAAAGAAGAATATGACCGTGCAATGGCAGAGTTTCAAGTAGAGTGTCCTACTATCCAGAAAAAAACACAGGGATATAACTATAAATACGCTGACCTCACGACAATTATAGAACAGGTAAAAGAGTTACTTTCACAAAAAGGATTTTCGTATACATTTGATACCGATGAAAATCCAGACGGTATTACTGTCTTTTGCAAAGTAAAACATATCAGTGGACACATGGAGACAAGCAAAGCGCTTATTAAAAGAGAAAGTACTACCAAGATGAATGCTTCCCAACAATCGGGTGCTGCTATGACGTATGGCAAGCGCTATGCTTTTGTCAATGCCTTTGGTATACTAACCGGAGACGAGGATACAGATGCAGCAGACCCTCATGTTTCCACTTCTTCCCTATCCCCCACTCGCCCCACTATCCATGAGGTAAAAAAAGAAATATCGCTTCCTATAAACGATGAACAAAAGGGCGACATGATATCACTTCTTGGAAAGCTAGGAAAAACACAGATTGATTTAAATAAGCTAGTCATGGCTCAGTACAAAAAAGGCAGCTATCAACTGCTTACCAAAAACGAGGCTGACTCTGTTATAAGATATTTAAAAAATAAAACAGAGAGCCAGACCGTTGGAAAGCTTGCCTCTGTAGATGATGTTCCAGGCATGGCTACGATTACCGAACAGGAGATAGACGCAATAGATAAAGAAATCGAGCAACAAAGACTTGAGAAGTAAATAAGCCTAGCGGGTAAAGGCGCTAGGCTTATGAAAACAATATGTATCAATCACAAAACTTAGCCGAAAAATCAAATAGAGAGTTTTATAAAGGTATTTATATAAAAGCAAAGATAGTGCGCGAATGGTGTGAGTATGGACACTGGAAAGAAGCGGGTAAACAGTGTGAGGTATGCGTATTTGACCATGATGACCATTTAACAACAGATGAAGGGTGTACGTGTAAATAATATGAAAATACAAAAAAGATTTAGTATACAAGATATTGATGCGATACTAACGGCAAAAAGTAACCATGCCTCTATGAAAGAAACTGCCCAAAGGCTTAATAGAAGCTATGCATCTGTCGCACAGGTAGTAAGTAAATATAAAAAATTTCAGGAAGGGAAATATAAAAGCATTAATCACACGTTACTCACACTATTTACAAAACTATATACTAAACCAACACAAGAGGTACGCGTAGAGACGGCTCTTCCTACCCCCCCCCACAACACTACAGGAAAAAGTAACCCGGTTAGAAACAGCGTATAACGAGTTTATCGAGGCTATTATTGCTATAGCAACAGCACAGGCAGAGGAAAAAAGTAAGCAGCTATTAGAAGAGCAAAAAGAAGAATACGAAAAGAAATTAGTACATTATCAGGAGTTATTAGTTATGGCTCAAAATAGTAGCATGATAGGGGTTATTAAGAAAAATTTAGGATTATGAATATGAAAAACGATACCCTTGATTTTAAATATATGGTAGCAGGATCAATAACAGTGGGTATTTTAGCCGGCGCTGCTATGTCTCTTGTCTATAACCTTATAGTTTTTGTACGATAAAAATATAAGTATCCGATAGGGAAAACAAAGCTAAGGGTGATAGGAAAAGATATAGTAAAAGAAATGTGGATAATTATGAAAATGTTTTTAGTATGGATACTTTTTGCAATAACAATAGCTTTTTTAATATGGATGTTTGGCGTTAATTTTTCAGGATAATATGAGAATAGGTAATATAGAAATTATATTTATTAAGAAATCCGATCTATACTGCAAGCATATATTTGCTGTTACGAAAGAAGTATATGAGGATGACATGAAAGGGAAAAATTGCCCCAAGTGTCATAAACCCTTCCAACCATGGAAACCTATATGGAAAGATATATTAGGACTATGAAAAAATCAGATGACATTATCTTTATAGTGCTAGGGATACTTGCTTTATTATGTATAGCATTATGAAAGAACCTATCCAGTAAACATAATAGACACTAGGAAGCAACCAAGTGATGACCAGAGACACCAGCAGATGCTTGAGTACTTACGAGTGAGGCAGATAGACGCAGCAAGAAGAATAGTAAAGGAGGTGAAATAAAAATGAATAAGAATAATACAGGTATAGACAACACTGGCAACAGTAACACTGGCGACTGGAACACTGGCAACAGTAACACTGGCTACAGGAACACTGGCAACTGGAACACTGGCAACTGGAACACTGGCAACAGTAACACTGGCTACTGGAACACTGGCGACTGGAACACTGGCAACAGTAACACTGGCAACTGGAACACTGGCAACAGTAACACTGGCTACTGGAACACTGGCAACTGGAACACTGGCAACAGTAACACTGGCTACTGGAACACTGGCAACTGGAACACTGGCAACAGTAACACTGGCTTTTTTAATACTGATGAGCCAACAGTGAGGATGTTTAATAAGGAATCTAATCTCAAAAGAGATGATATTTCTTTCCCAGATTATATGTACTTTGACTTAACCGAATGGGTATATGAAGATGATATGACCGATGAGGAAAAAGAAGAACACAAGGAAGAATACAAAGTCACTGGAGGGTATTTGAAAGTCCATGACTATAAGGAAGCATTTAAAAAAGCATATGCTAACGCTTCTCAGGAAGAGAAAAACGCAACGCTTAATCTTCCAAACTTTGATGCAGAGTTATTCCTTGAAATAACAGGCATAGATGTTAGAAAGTCAAAAGAAACCATCAAGATAGGAGATGTTGAGTTTGACAAGGAAGAAGTGGAAAAACGATTACAAGGACTAAAGCCTATCAAATAATCTATAGTGGGCTGCGGGTGCTATATACGCAGGGAATAAAGGAGAAAGTATGAGAGAAGAATTAACTGAAAATCAAATAAAAATCTTACGAGCATTCAGAGAGCAAACCGAAGATGACTTGTACTATTCGTATGGCTACCTTGATATTGATTTGGATATAAAAACACTAAAAAAAGAAATGAGAAGATTGAGAGAGCTTGGGTTGGTTGATTTTCAAAGAGGCTTAATGACAGAAGATGGTGAAGTTGCTGGAAGTGGACATCAAATAGCTTATGGCAGACGAGAAGAAGTAGATGACCTTCTCTCTCAAAAGGAAGGGGATAAATAAATGTTAAAAAACTATACAAGTTCATCATCATTACCAAATATCTTTAATGCGATTGAGAAAACACTTGCAACGCATGGAGCTAAACAAATTGTCCGAGACTATGACAATCAGGGTAAAATCACCGCAATTGCTTTCGTAGTTGGTACTAAGAATGGTGACTTAGCTATTAGGCTTCCTGCACGTTTTGACAAAGTAGAGCGTATCTTTCAAGAACAAGGCGTGAGATATAAGCCAGAGCAGCCATATAGAACGGCTTGGGCTACTATTCGGGATTGGGTAGATGCACAGATGGCACTTATTGATTGGGAAATGGTGAAACCAGAAGAAGTATTCTTGCCTTATGCAATACACAGGTCGGGTAAAACATTTTTTGAGGTAATGGAAAACCAAAACTTTCAACTTGGAAGCGGTACACAAGAAGGAGAAGTCGTTGAGGAAGGGGATAAATAGGGGAAGATGAGAAAGGTATAGTGCTTTTAAGAGAATATGCAGACAAAGATGGTATACATGCTTTCAATGCAGTCACCTTACGTAACCAAATCAGAAAACAACAAAGAGAGGCACTAGGAAAGTTGGGGGAATAGGTAGGTTGTTGGGGGCGGTTGAGATGAGTCTCGGCTAGGAGCCTTGAGGTAGGGAGTAATTACCCGAGGTAAAGGAAAGGAGTGTGCACAATGCTTCAGCCCCGCCAAGAGCCTAACTAATTGAAAGAGAAGGTAAGAAATAGGATTATGAAGAACTTTATTATAAATATGCTAATAGTTGTACCTATTGCATGGATTATAGCTATGGTTATTCAAATAGTAGGAATTTACTTATTAGCATATTGGTTAGCTCTCTAACTATATGGATATGAAGAAACCAATATGGTAAGGTCAACAAAATGGTTTAGCTTTTACCATAGGGAGGGAATTGAAAGAGAGGAAATATGAAAAAAGAGTTTAGGGTTTCAGGAGAAATAATAGCCTGGCATAGTAATCAGCTTTGGGGTATTCCCCAAGAATTGCGTATTCTTAGAATTTTATTAGGTCTAGAGAAATATATTAAAGGAAAGCTTAACCCTCCAGAAGAGGAAGAGTCTTTGAAAAAATGGGAGGAAATGATGGATGAGGGTGTAGAGAAGTATTATAAAAAATATAAATATGCTTACTTGCCTAATAGGCACGAATATATTATTAGAAAAGTATAGTCTCTAATTGAAAGAGAGGGAAGAATGAAGAAGGGTAAATGTTTTTCTAAACAACACAAGAAAGAATATCCTACATATGGTCATTTGATAATGTTAGAAGCTAGAGATGGGTCAGATGCAATTACCCTATGTGAAACTTGTTATAAAAGAATTTACGAAAAAGTTACCCTTCCAGAATAAGTGAGGAGATAGTATGAAAAGAATTGAAGTAAAACTAACTAAGGAACAAAAAGAGAAGTATATTTTTGTGTTTGGTGTTATCGAGAATAAACATCAGCGATTACTTCAAGAACACGACATGCTTCTTAGGAGATTTGAATCTTGGGAGAGGGGCATGAATGACTTATGGGCTGAGGTTAATACCTTGCATAGAGAATTAAAGAAGTTGTCCCCCAGAGAGGATAAGGAAGAATGAAAAAGACAATTGAGATTTATAGCGATGGGTTTGTAAACTCCATGGATTTGGGAGAAAAGATTGTTAAAGCTCTTATAAAAGAGGGTTACTTGAAAGACAATGGTGGGTTTATATTTGCAGAAAATGATTTTACATTAGTAGTTGAGGCTATAGAAGAGTTATGACAACCAAAAGTAAAAAGATAGAGAAGATAAAAGTAATTGATCCTGATGAGCTACTGAGTAATTTGAGGGACTTTGCTAAATACCAACCTAATGAATATTTAAGTTTTACAGTAGCTAATAGCTTGGCAATTGCTTTAAATAATACACAGCATAAGCTCAATGAATTAATTGACCAGATGAATGAAGGTGAGAAAATATGACGAACAAACAAAAGTTTGAGAGGTTTACAGAGTTAAAGAAGGAGTTGCTAGAGATATTAACGCCGTCTAGTAATCCTGATAACTATACTGACACAGAGGAAGCGCTAGAAAGATCAGAAAACGACTTAAAAGTAGCATTATTAGGCTAATTATCCGCTACTTTAAAAGAAAGCTAAAATGGAACAATATATAGACGCACTAAAAATAATCATATATACGATTGTTTTCTTTGCCTTCTTTTTTGCGACTGCTATACTATTACTTACTTTTACTCATGGCTAATATGTATATACGAAACGCACAATCAAGATTATTTCGACCAACTCAACCTAAGAAAAAATACGACCTTGAAGAGGATAGAGAGTCAGCCTATTTTGCGGGGTATCTATTAAAACTACAGAGAGAAGGTAGGGTGCAGGTATATAGTCATGTACCAAACGAAACATATACTACCTCTTGGAATCAAAAAAAGAATAATAAGAAAAAAGGTGTACGCGCCGGCGTACCGGACTATATCATTGTCATTAAAGGGTTTGTTATTTTCTTAGAAATGAAACGTATTCAGGGAGGGGTTTTATCTTCAGATCAAAAGGTGTGGCTTCAGGCTACAGATAATAAGATAACAATAAGTACGGTAAAAAATGGCTATTATGAGGCGAAAGCCTTTATTGACGCGATATTGACGAGAACGGCAGAATAAGCATAGTATAAAGATATGAGTAGTAGAAGTTTTTGCGATAGATGCGGAAAAGAAATAGAGGGGATAGTATGCGAGATTACCATAGGGGCTAGGGGAAAAAGCTACGATCTATGCATTGAGTGTAAAAGAGAATTAGATGAGTTTATGGAGAAAGGACTAGCGCAATGATGAACGCCTTTACTTCACACCTTTTAGTTAGTGTGCTTATTTTATTTCTTGCCGAGCGCATACTCCATGCTGCCAAAGCCTCTGCCTCTGTAAAGCGTAACTGGGAGGTGCTTCTTATTATTCTTATCGTTGTTTACATAGTATTAGGCTTTTTTATACAATTGCCATAGTATGCTATACTTATTGAGGAGGTGAAAAATATGACAGTATCAATAAATAAAACACGCGCATCGTTAGCACTTATATCAGCAGGGGCACTCCTTCTTATCGCAGCTCTTATTATGCTCGTTTCTAGTGAGTCTCAACAGATTAAGAAACTAGAGGTAAAAATGCACGCTGTGCCAGTACACCCTGTTGCTATAAAACTTATTTCCCCTACAGCAACACCAACAGCGGCGCTTAAGTTTGTACCAAGTAAAGGAATAGTAAAGTAATGGATAATCTAACACTAGAAATTGCCTGTCAGGGGCATACAACGGTTGCTATGGATGATTTGCGGGACATGCAAGGCAATCTAAAAGACTTAACCGAGGAAAACTACGTCAGACTTCGAAACTCGATGACTAAGTTTGGCTTCTCCTTCCCTGTTTTTATGTGGGTAGACCCACAAGACGGTGCCAAGTGGATCGTAGACGCACACCAGAGACTTCGTACCCTTCGCAAGATGAAACAAGAGGGCTGGACTATCCCCGATCTTCCGGCTGATTTGATCCATGCTACGGATAGAGTGGAAGCTAAGAAAAAGCTATTACTACTAAACTCACGCTATGGACAGATGACGAGAGAAGGGTTTGATGAGTTTATAGACGAGGTGGGGTTTGAGGTTGACGATGATATAGACGATCTTTTAGTACTTCCTGAAATAGAGATGGATACCCAAGAGGGATCTGATGTTGTAGAAGATGAAGCGCCAGAGGTATCCCAAGAGCCTGCAGTGTCACAACTAGGGCAGGTATATCAGCTAGGCAGACATCGCTTAATGTGTGGAGATGCAACAAAGATAGAGGATGTGGAAAAGCTAACGAATGGAGTCTTGACAGACCTTGTCTTGACAGACCCACCGTATAATACAGGAATGACTGGCGAAAGCCAGGGCGCTAATACTCTATGGCGAGGGGATGGTAAAAATCCTGGCTCAACCAGGTTGAGCCACATGTTTAACGACAGTTTTACTGCTGAACAGTTTGACCAACTTATTACAGACTCCCTAGCTAATATGTATGCAGTTACTAAAGAAAATGCAGTTTTTTATGTTTGTATAGATTGGCGAAAGATGGGATATATTAAAGATTTAATAGAAAAACTAATGCCTGTTAAAAATGTAATAGTTTGGGATAAGATGGTCCATGGTTTAGGAAGCGACTATAAATTCACTTATGAAATGATAATAGTTGGCAAAAAAGGAAGTCCAAATATAGAAAATAGGATAGGTGCTGAGTACCAAGACATATGGCATTTACAGCGTGAGATGGGAAGAAACGATGATCATGCAACAGCAAAGCCGATAGGTTTACTTTCTAAACCTATTACACACGCCTCAAAGCCCGAAGATAATATCCTCGACCTCTTCGGTGGCTCAGGCTCTACCCTCATCGCCTGTGAACAAACAAATAGAACCTGTTACATGATGGAGATAGACCCTAAGTACTGCGATGTTATTAGAAAGCGATATGCTAAGTTTATAGGGAACGAGGAAAGCTGGCAGGATATAACTCCGATTGCTAACTAATATTTTCTAGCCTTAAGTTGACTTTTTACATTAAATTAGCAATACTATGACTATGGCCTCCTTGCTAACAAAAATACGTCTTTTTCTCACTCCTAAGCGGTATGATCCTGAAATTGTGAAGCTCTTTGAGAATATCGTGCAGTACGAGTTAAAAACAATAGCCACACTATAATATGGATAATACACAAGACCAAACAGTAGGAATAGCAATCCCTGATGAACAGACAGGATTATCAACGGAGCAGGAAACTATAAGTAATCCACAATCAGAAGTACCGGGAAATCAGCCACAAAGTAATAGTTTATCCACAACTAATCCACAATCAGACGTATGGTTGGGCGATAGCTGTACTACCACAGAGTGCGAGCATTATACCGCGTGGCTTAAAAGCCAAGTGACTGCCGTCACAAGCGATAATGTTGTTATCCCTGAGAAGAAACCAAACCCTGTCGGCAGACCCTGCGAATTTTGTAAAAATAAAGAGAAATATGAGACATTAACCCGCGACTATTTAAAACGTAGTAGAGCAAAGACAGGAGATAAGGTATCTATCCCCTTTATCGAAGAGTTAGCGGATATTTTAGATAAGGATGATGAGACACTAGGCATATGGGCGCATAAGCATATTAAAGATCAAGAGGGAAAAGAGACGGAAGAATTAGAGCATCCAGAGTTTGCCCACTTATTTAAGCGTATAGTGTCTTTACAGAAGCTACGCTTGTTACAACGTACTCTTGGTAGGTTTAACCCAAGCGGTGCTATTTTCCAGCTTAAGGCAAACCATGGCTTAATAGAAACAGAGAAGAAAGTATTAGCAGGAGACAGCAACGAGCCGCTACTTGTTGAGATAATCAACGAGGATAGAAAGAACTTAGAAAATGAATGACGTATTTTCAACACTAATAAAGTGTCCTAATTGTGAAAATAGAAAAGATAACGTTACAATGGGGTCTATTACGAGTGATGGGTATGTTATTTTACAACGAAAGTTTGGCCGGCATACGCTTGTAATGGCCGAGGAATACTCACTTATTTGTGACTGTGGTTATTTTATTAGAATAGAACATGGTAAGGTAACCGCTGCTGCGCCCACTGCATCTATGGCGAATGGATAACAAAGAAAAAGCGCTGGTAACCGGTGCATCAGGGTTTATAGGCCAACATCTCTGCAACACATTACGTAAAGAAGGCTACGAGGTAGCTACACTTACCCATGAGCTTTTGTATGACCCTATTAGGTTATCCCAAGAGCTGCAACTATTCCAACCAGAGTATATTTTTCACCTTGCCGCCTATGGCAATATGGCAAAACATACCGATGTGGCAAAAATAGTTAATGCAAATATAACAGCACTGTTTAATTTGCTTATGAGTAGTCTGTCCATAGACTATAAAGGGTTTGTCAACGTCTCGTCTTCTAGCGTTGCCCTAGACTATGAAACGCTATACAGCGCGACTAAGGCAGGGGGAGAGAGAATATGTAAGTCTTTTGTAGATGAGTATGGCAAGCCTATCGTTAGCCTCAGGCCATATAGTGTATATGGTGAGGGAGAGGCAGAGCATAGACTGATCCCTACTATTTTTAAAAGCTGTCTAACAAATGAGCCTATGGTACTTTCCCCCCACTCCACGCATGACTGGGTCTATGTAGAAGACTTCGTTAATGAGATGATAACCTGTGCCCTGGTAGCAGAGAAGATAAAAGGGAAAGCGATAGGGTTTGGAAGTGGCAAGAAACATACAAACGAGCAGGTGGTGTCGCTAGTAGAACGCATAACGGGAAGAAAAGCGGTTATAGCAGAACGAAAAGCGCTACGTTCTTTTGATACTACTAATTGGGTAGCAAAGGATGAGGATGATTTAAGCGCAACACAGTTGCAAGAAGGATTAGAAAATACATATAAGTACTATAAGCAAATATATGAAGAATAAAGACTTAAAAAGAAGAATATTAGATATATCGTATCAATATCAACTATCCCACCTTGGTTCATGCTTAACAGCCGTAGATATTATTGATGAAATATTTAGCATCAAGAAACCTGGCGAAAAGTTTGTGCTAAGTAGTGGGCATGCGGGATTAGCTTTATATTGTGTCCTAGAGAAATATGACAAATTAGACGCGGAAAAGATATGGCTACATCACGGCGTACATCCGGATAGATGCCTAGAGTGTCACATAGATTGCAGCGCTGGTAGCTTAGGACAAGGGTTACCGATAGCGGTAGGTATGGCCCTAGCGGATAGGACAAAAAACGTATACTGTCTGATAAGTGATGGCGAATGTAGCGAGGGAAGTATTTACGAGTCTATAAGAATAGCTATCGAGCAACGACTATATAATCTTAAAATATATTGTAATTTTAACGGATGGGCTGCTTACAAAGAAACAAGCACAGATTATATACCTTCCTATTTTAAAAGCATGGTGCAGTTTAAATATACTAACCTAGATGGTTGGCCCTCCTTTCTTCAGGGTCAAATAGGCCATTACAAGGTGATGACAGAGAATGAGTATAAGGAGGCTATAAAATTAATATTGTAAATAAATTCTGGATCATGTGCTTAAAATGCCGCGAAAAATCCTTAGTTAATATAGAATTTAATCCTACAGAAATGATAGGTATATTTCATTGTTATAATTGTAATGAGATAGATATAATTAATTTAAAAGGATCAGAGCCACCAATTGATAAAGAAGATTTTACGCAGCAAAGTAGAAAATTAGAATTAAAAGACCCTAAAAAAAAGAAAATAAACTAATGAGACACGATTTTGCAGAGTATTTATACGAGCTAATGAAAGAAAACCCCGATATCTGGCTAATTACCGGTGACTTAGGATTTGGGTTGTTTGACAAAATACGAGAAGACTACCCCGACAGGTTTTTAAATACCGGTGCCGCTGAGTTTTCCATGATGGATATAGCGGTAGGTCTTGCTTTAAATGGAAAAATACCCGTTGTCTATAGCATTACCCCATTTCTTATCTACCGAGCGTTTGAGGTGATACGAACGTATATCAACCATGAATCTATCCCTGTCATTATGATAGGGGGGGGCAGAAACGATGACTATAAGCACGATGGATATAGCCACTATGCGGGAGATGACAAGGGATTTATGAATAAATTTCATAATATTTCCTCATATTGGCCAAAGAGTAACGAGAGAGCGCGAGAGCATCTACGAAATGCCATACAAGATAATGTCCCCGTATACATTAACCTTGTGCGATAATACAGTATGGCAAAAATACAGCTCCCTATAGGCAACTTCCCCAAACAACAAGAGATTTTCGACAATCCTGCCCGCTACGTCATAGTCCCAAAGGGTAGACGGTTTGGTGCTACAAACGGGTCTGCAAATAACTTTATAAAAATGGCAATAAAGCGCGAGTTTACCCGGGGTCTGTGGGTGGATACGGTAAATAGCAATATTGAGCGCTATGTAGAACGGTACTTTATCCCTAAACTTATGAAGCTTTCGCCTCCTGGTAAACTATGGCACTGGCGTAAGCAGCAAAAGATATTAACAATACTTGATGCATTTATTGACTTTCGAAGTGTTGACAATCCCCAAAATATCGAAGGGTTTGGCTATGACTATGCTTTCTTGAATGAAGCAGGGATTATTTTACGCGATGAGTATTTGTGGCAAAATGCTATCCGGCCCATGTTATGGGACTATAAGTGTCATACCATTGCTGCGGGTACGCCTAAGGGCAGGGGGGTTTTTCATGAGTTATACCAACGGGGATTAGACCCTAATCAACCTGATTTTGCCTCACTCACCTTTTCCTCGTTTGATAACCCCTTTATCCCTAGGGATATTATTATGGAAGATATCAAATCTATGCCTCAACGCGTAGTAGACCAGGAGATATACGCACAATTTTTAGATGACAACGGCGTTGTCTTTAGAGGGGTTAAGGCGATAGCCACTCTTGATCCACAAAATGCTCCTGATGTCGACTATTCCCATATGTATGTCATAGGGTGTGACTTAGCAAAGATTGTTGATTATACAGTGATTAGTGTTTATGACCGTACGGATAACAATCAGGTGTTCCAGATGAAGTTTAATAATATCGAGTGGCCCGCTATCCAGGCACGTATTCAACATGTGAGCAGAAAGTATAATAATGCGCTTGTTATACTAGATAGTACCGGTGTTGGTGAGCCTATTTATGACCAATTATCACGCCTAAATGTTCCTGTTGAACCAATACATTTGACTAATGAGTTAAAAAAGCAAATAATAGAGAAGATAAGTAATTGGATCGAATTAAAAATGTTTCGCATGTTTAACGATCCTGATACTATCAATGAGTTTAATGCATTCACCTATGACATCGCTGAGAAATCTGGTAGGATTATGTATAACGCGCCTGTTGGCTTTCACGATGACATTGTTATCGCGAATGCGCTCGCTGTATGGGGTATGCAACCGGTTTCTCGAACGCAACCTGAGCGAGAAATGAGCGTAATTCAACGGGATATTTTGCTCAAGACACAAGGCCCGAAAGAAGAAGATTTTGAAGAAGTAGACGACTGGAGTTTATATGGACAATCAGATAACTAACAAACCGATATTTATTCCCTATAAAGGTGATACTACTAATGTGACGCAAAAAACGTCACAGCCTCAAGCTAATGTGACTGAGAAAGAAAAACCAATTGACCTAGGCCATGAGAAGCTCCTGTCCTGTATGTACTTTATTTTTGATGCGTTTGAGAGGTGCAGTATAGAGTTTTTCTTAGTACGTGATACCGCTACAAAGGCAAAGACCGAGTATATGCTAGAGGGAGATCATATAGATATCGGTGTTCGTAGTCTTGAGTGGCAAAATGACTCCAAGGACTTATTGTTCCCCTACTTTGACCAGGAGCATGTCACAAAGATAGAAGAAGAGGCTGACCATATGACGTTTAAGTGGAACGATGTGGCCTTTACTATCCACTTCTATGCAGACAATCCTTGTGTTACCGCACTTATCCCTATTGTCTATGAGCATGAACACTGGAAGATACCCAATAGGTTTGATATTTTTGAAAAGGAGTACGACAAATGACCCCTGACCCAAGCTTATTTATCCAACTCTTTGTCTATTTTATATTTTTTGCCGTTATTATCTATTTACTGTGGGATAGAGCAAGTATTGTAGAAAGCTATCAAAAGGACAAGGACAGATTATTAGATGAGTTGTCAAAAGCTATCAAGGCGGTTATAAGCAAAAACGCTAATGACTACGTTATGACTACAAGTATCGACAAGGTACCTAGTGAAGAAAAGCCGTTTCGCTCTCCTGATGAAATACCAGAAGAGACGCTTAGTGACGATGAGTTTTTTGATGCGATAGGCAAAGGATTAAAAGTGGATAAGAAATAACTATTTGCAATTTTCTTCCTAATACTTCTATACTAAATGCATGGCAGACTCTAATAATGCAATACTTCACTCTCCTGATACCCGCGCTGTAGGAAAGATGGTTGAGGACATGAATTTTCAGGCAATTATGCGAAGACGTGCGTGGGAACGTAGATGGTATAACACGAATTGGTTTGATGATGGTCTGCATTTTCGCGTGATGAGTAAACGAACAGGGCAGATTATAGACCATGTGCAACGGTATTCTGGATTTATAGAACGTGCAATTCCCCGCGCCTCAAAACAAATTAGAGGGATAGGATCGCTACTACTTACCCCTAACTATTACCCTGTTGTCTACCCTGAACGCATGATAGAGGACGATTTTATGCTAAAAAGTGGCAAGCTAGATGTACAGGCATACCAACAAGCACAGAAAGACGCAAAAGAGAATGCTAAAAAACAGGGGATATTTTTAACGACCACGTGGGAGGATGAGCTGCACCTTGAGTTAAAGCTGATGGACATGATCTTACTTACCGCAAAAATGGGCATTTCGTTTCTGCAAATTTACACCGATCCCCAAACGCATAGAGTACGAGGAGATGTGTTAGACGCGTTTGACGTAATTATGTACGGGGATAGACGCGAGCTAGACGACCTCCCCTTTATTACCAAAACCTCATCGTGGGACTTTAATGAGGTGATGAGTAGCGATATGTTTGACGAGGACAAGAAAGCACAATTGTCCCCTGATAATTTATACGCTACCTCTGAAATAAAAGAGGCATACATGCGTGCACGGTATGGATCAAAGCTAAACGCACAAAACCTGAATACTATTATCATGCGCGAAACCTTCTTAAAAGAATATCTCTCCGATGATAACTGGGAACAGGCAAAAGAGTTGAGCAAGGAAACAGGGGCGATGGAGGGAAAAAGTAGAGGGGATGTTATTATGCGCCATCCTTTTAGTGCAGGGGGCGTTACACTAAAAGATGAGTATATAGATTATGACAACTATCCATTTGCCGAGCTGCGGTTTGAGTCAGGGTATCTATATCAAGTGCCTATTATGGAGCGCTTTATCCCACTTAACAAGTCGCAGGACATTGTCGTCACCCGTATTGAGAAATGGATAAATACCATGGTGTCTGGTATTTATACAGTAAGAAAAGGGGAAAATATGATTATTAGTAATATCCCGGGCGGACAGAAAGTGGAGTATGAGGGTACAGCGCCTCAACAAATGCAAATTAGCAGTGTTGGGAATACGCCGTTTCAGTTTATGGAACTAACGGACAAATACATAGGCGAGCAGGGAATACAATCAAACAACATTCAAAATCTTCCGAATGGCATTGCGGAAAATACAATGGAAAACATGCAACAGCAGGAGTATACCAATCTAAAGTTTGCTGTGGCGCGGCTTAAAAATACGGTGACGCGTATTGGTGAATTATGTTTAGAGCGTGCGGATAAAGAGTATATCAAGCCTGTTGAAATATCATACAAGGATGGTAATGACGTGAATTACTTTAGTGTTATTGGCTCTCGAGGAAAGAAAATACATAAGGATATAGATAAAAGACTGCCTCGCGATATCGTCACACTTAATAGAAAGCTAAAAATACGCATTGAGGCGGACACTGGATTTGGTCTTAGCCAGGACGGTAGGCGAAAAGCTATGGCTGAGTTGATGAACCAAATGACCGGTCTTTATAAAGAAGGGTTTATAGGCCCCGAGGCTATGAGTATGATGGTAAAACGATTTGTCGAGGAGTATGGCTATGGGTCAACAGAGGAGTTTATGGAAGCAATTGAGCGCGGCGTGACACAGGGGCAGTTAAGCGAGACACAAATAGATCAAATAAAGATAGCCTTACTAAAGGTGTTACAAGACGCTAAGATGACAGGGCCTGAGTTAGAAAATAAGCTTATGGCACATAATGAGGCTAACTTGCAAACAACGAAGCTAGGAACCTTACAAACACTGAAAGAAACAGGACTTCTTGATCAGCTAGGCCAGGAGGGGAAAGATAACATAGAGGTGGATAACCTAGTAAAGCTCTATAAAGACGCCTCGCCAGAGTTACGCCGTCAAATAGAGACAAAACTAGGACTTCAACCAGCAACCGACGAACCGATTAGCCCAAGTCAGGCGGATAGTGCACATAAGCTACACCAAATAGTCAAAGGAAATGCAGAAACACAAATTGCACAACAAACTGCTCAAAATCCAGAACCTATCCCTGAGGCTACACAGGCTCAATAATTTCCCCTATTGACAAAGACTTTTAGAATTGTAATACTTTATCTAATGTTAGATTGTTGAAAGGATTTAACAGACAGTGCAGCGCAATCGCGGACTGACTAATAAGAAGAACCGAAAGGCTCAACTTAGTGGTCAGTTTTTTTGTGTAGCCCACTTACGGCTCCCTAAAAAGGAAACCGAAGATATCTATGACAGACAGCACAGCACCTGAACAAATTATCATCAATGGTCAGGAATATAGTCCTGAAGACGCCACTCTTCTAATAGAGCTTGGAAACAAGGTCAAAAAGATAGAGAGCGACTTGAATACTTCCATTGACAAGGTGTATCCAGAATATACCAAAAGCGCACAAGAGAGAGCACAGCTCCGCAAAGAGTTGGACGAAAGAAACTCAGAACTTGAGCAGCTTAGACAACAGAAAGCTAAGGAACAAGCAGACGCCGAGACTCCTACTGATGTTAAAAAAATCAGAGAGGCAGCAAGGCAAGTTGGCCTCCTAGACGAAGATGTCTTAAAAGAAAAAGGATACATGACCCGATCAGAACTCGATGCATACTACGAGGAAAAGGAGACGCTTAAAAAAGCGGCTGACACAGTACTCAAGCAAGCATCAACTCTTGAAGAAGAAATAGACGGTTCAGACGGGCGACAACCTTTCAATAAGGATGCAGTCATGGCATACGCGTATGTAAATGGAATCTCAGATTTACGAGATGCATACGAAAAAATGAATGACAAGTATAATGCGAAGTGGAAAGCACAACAGATAGACGCACAGGAAAGACCAGGATTGACCACCTTACGACCAGGCGGAAAAAAGGAACCGCAGCGCGTAAGAGTAACAAATGATAATTTAGGACAGATGTTGGGAGAAATGATTGACGGCATAAACGAGTAATTTAAAAAAATATGGCAACAACAGCACAAGGAGTAGGAGATTTTGGAGCAGGATTTGAGAAAATAATCCAACCGTATATCCAAGACAACGTACCAGAACAAACAAAACTGCTTAAAGTTTTAAAGACAAACGATAACGTAGAAGTCTTTAACAACGCATTCTTTGTTACCCTCCGATCAGGACGACACGGCGGCGTACAAAACCTCGCAAATGATAAGAGTAAATTAAATACCGGTGGCGCACCACTTTCCCAAGGTTCTATTACCCCTGTATATATGGCAGGCGTGTTTGATATCTCCGATGTTGTTATTAAAGCATCACGATCACGAAAACAAGCACTGCAATCAGATCTCCAATTCCAGGCACAAGCTTTAGTAAAAGATTTTAGTAAACAGATTAACAGACAATACTTCTCTGATGGTGTTGGTATTATTGCCATGGTATCTCAATCAGGAGGGTCA